AGAATATTGGAGAGAACCACCGGAAGGTTTTGAACGATCCACAGAAGAGGATCTACTGGTAGAGCAGTACAATTTAAATGATGGTCAACTCTACTGGCGTCGGTTGAAGATTGCTGAAGGTGGGGAATTAAAATTCCGCCAGGAATACCCGGCATCTCCCGATGAAGCCTTTATTACGGCAGGCTCTTCTGTATTTGATCCTGAGAAAACAGCTAAGCTAATACCTGTTGCTCCTGAAAAGAAAATGAATTTTGACTTTGCAGCATCTACTTGGGAACCTTCTAATGAAGGTAAACTCCACATATGGGACTATCCAGACTGGGATAGTAATTATATTGTTGCTGCTGATGTCGCTTTAGGGGTAGGTCAAGATTATTCAACAGCTGTAGTTTTAGATATAAATAGAAAAGTAATTGCTTTGTTTAGAGACAACCACTTAGATCCTTCTAAGTTTGGTGATCTTTTATTTTACTTAGGTAGATACTATAATAATGCATTGCTTACTGTTGAAAGTAATTCCATGGGCGTCGCCACGCTATCTCGATTAACACAGATGAATTATATAAACTTATATAAACAAACTAAGATCTCTTCCATCTCGAAGGAAGAAGGACAGGTACCTGGGTTTAGAACAACTCAAGTAACTAAGCCACATATTATTGGTAATTTAAAGAATGCAATTGAGAATGATGATATTTGGATTGCATCTAAAGTAATGATACAAGAATTAAAAGATTATATATCTACTGATTCAGGTAGGACAGAGGCTGCGCCTGGTTGTCACGATGATACCGTTATGGCAGTAGCAATTGCTCTTGAAACATTACGAACACACTATGATAAGCTAACTGTTAATAAAGTACCTTGGTCTCAGAAGTTTTCTAAAGAGAACCAAGATAACACACAGTGGCTTTAGAGTTCCCGTGTCCTCACTACTCCGGCGGAAGTAGGGGATAAATCCGCCACCTTATTTAAAGAGAATATAATGTCTATAGAAATATTTTTAAAATGGAAAATACTTCCACGCTTTATGATGCTTGTTAGCACAATTATGTCATGGAGATGCGCCGAATGGTTTATGGCATTAGATGCCCCAACGGCTGCTCAATCTGCTTTTGTCTCTGTTGTTATGGGTGTAATGACAGGTGTCTTTGGAATATGGATGGGACATGAGAATAAAATCTAAATGGAAAAGAAAGCAATATAAAAGTCCCGTAGTATATTGGGGAAATGGAGAAGTAGAATGTCAATTGAAAAAGCAGGAGAAAGATTCTCTGGATATAATAAACCTAAGCGAACCCCCGGACATCCAACAAAGTCCCATGCTGTCCTTGCGAGGTCGGGTGGTAAAGAGCGACTAATTCGATTTGGTCAGCAAGGTGTAACCGGTGCTGGTAAGAATCCAACATCAGCAAAAGATAAAGCCCGTAAGAAGTCTTACTATGCACGTCATAATGCTCAGGGTAAACCTGCAGGTCCTTTGTCAGCAAAGTACTGGTCTCATAAAGTAAAATGGTAATGAAGAAAAAGGGACCGCTATCCCAAGATTTAGCAAACTATGAAGATAGAATTGTTATTGATGAAGCTAAAAGAAAAATGGATGCTATGGTAAAAGATGCTATAGATAAAGGTGTAAAAGTAGATACTACTTATTATAATCCTGAAAAACAAATTGCAATAAATAATCAAGCTTCAAAATATAATATAGATCCTAATTATATTAAAGGTCGATGGCGCTCTAACTCTGAAAACAATTTTGTTAATGTTCCAAGAACTCCTAGTCTAAGTAATTTAGCTATAATGGCTGAAGAAATGGAACATCACTTTAACAAAAATCAATTGCCTACAAATCCAATAGAAAAAGTAGATTGGCTCTGGCGAGAAGAAGACCGGGCTAAAAATGCAGCATTGCGTACTTCAGGTGGTTTATTTCCCCAAGACTTAAAAAACTTTGAAGGAACAAGATCATTTTATTTTAACCAATTACAAGATGAGATAGCTGCAGCTCAAATGGCGTATGATCAAGGTAAAGAAATGTCTCAACGCAATTCAGTTTCAGATGCCCTATTAGGCTTATTTTGGGATTCATCAGCGGATGAACAAGATAGAGATAATTATAATTATTGGAACTCTCAAGGTACTACACCTTATAAATACTTTACTAACAAATACCCACAAGTAAGATACGGGCCACTTGCTGCAAATAAGGGGGATTAAAAAGATGGCAGTTAATGAAGCAGGGAATTATACCAAACCAACAATGCGCAAGAACTTGTTTAACCGCATTAAAGCGGGTAATAAAGGTGGTAGGCCGGGCCAATGGTCCGCTCGTAAAGCTCAGATGCTTGCTAAACAATATAAAGCAAACGGTGGGGGCTACCGAGATTAATGGCAAAGAAACCCTCACAGAAAAGTTTAAGCAAATGGACTTCTCAGAAATGGAGAACACGAAGTGGTAAACCGTCTACACAGGGTCCGCTGGCGACTGGAGAGCGTTATATGCCGGCTTCAGCTGTGGCAAGTCTCACGTCAGCTGAACACGCCGCTACTACTAGGGCTAAGAGAAAAAGTATTAAGGCAGGAAAGCAACATAGTAAACAACCTAAAAATGTTGCAGATAAAGTTAGAAGACACAGATAAATAACCCAGGAGCGGTAAATGTCTAGATTTGTTCATGAAACACCAAAAATGAAACCGGCTAAAAAGCCGCAAGCACCTCTTCCTAAAGCTGGTACATATACCTCAAAGGAATTGGAAAAGTCTAAACCTATATATTCAAATACCGGAGGGAAGTATTAATGACAGCCCAAGGGTATAAAGAAAGTGTAACTGATGAGCAGTTAATTAACTTAGTTGAAAGTGGCGTTAATAATTCCACTGGTGATTGGTTAAACTCTTCTGATCTTGCACGAGAAAGACTTAAAGCTACATATGAATATGCAGGTTTACCTGTTGCTCATTTATCACCTCAAGGTGTTTCAGCAATTGTAGACACTTCAACGACTGAGGTTGTTGAAGCATACACCGCAGTTCTTTGTGATTTGTTCCTAAGCAATCAGCGCATTGGTCGATTCCTTCCATGGAACGATACCCCAGGTGCCTTTAAGGGCGCTAAAGATGCAGCGATGCTGGTGAACTACACAATTTTTAAACAGAATAATGGGTGGGAAATCCTAGAACAATGGATGAAATCCGCTTTACTATGGAAGAATGCGGTGATCCGTTGGGGTTATATTGAAGACTATGACTATGTGTTTGAAGAATACGAAGAGATTAGTCAAACTAAGTTAGATGAAATCTTATCTGATGATAGCTTAGAAGTCGTAGGGGATCTAGAATTTGAAAACCGCGCTGTAGCCGGTTCAGATGGTATGGGACCTGAAGTTGAACTTGTATATATTAATGTACGTGTACGTAGAGAAATTAATAAATCTCGCGTTAAGTTAGAACTTATCCCACCAGAAAATTTTCGTATTTCAAGAGACGCAACTTCAATTGAAGATGCTTCTTTTATCGGCATTCAAAACAGTATGACTCGGTCAGAGATTCGTAAGTTCTATCCAGAGATGGCTGAAGGAATTACTAATTGGGATGAGCTGACTAATGCCGCTGCTTGGACAGGGTCTTTAGATTATGCACAAGATGTAGCTGCAAGAAAACAAATTACTGGACAAGAATATTATCAAGGCTCAAACTCAATAAGCGAAACCCCATTAGAAGCAAGTCGTGAAATTACTGTAACCGAATGTTGGTTACATGTTGATCGAGATGGTGATGGTATCGCAGAGCTAAAGCATTTGATTATTGCAGGTTCACATATTCTTCATGAAGAAGATGCGGATCAAATCCCACTTGCAGATATTGTTCCTATTGATATTCCGCATGAGTTCTTTGGTTTGTCTATGGCAGACTTTACACGTAGCTCTACGCTGGCATCAACTGCAATCTTACGTGGCTTTGTTGAGAATACATACTTAACAAACTATTCACCAAAGCTTGCCGATCCAAATGTTGTAGATTTCTCTGCGCTTCAGAATATGAAGCCGAAGCAAATCATACCAACTAATGGTAGTCCAGTAGGCGCTGTGGCTCAACTACCGCCAGAGGCAATCTCTACAGGTACTGTGCCACTGCTTGAACATCTTCAGATGATTAAAGAACAAGCAACTGGAATGTCTAAAGCTGCACAAGGATTGAATGATACGCTATATGTATCAGGTAACTCAGAGCAAAAGCTTTCAGCTGTACAGTCTGCGGCACAGAAACGTATCCAGCATATTGCAAGACGATTTGCTGAAACCGGTTTTAAACGCCTTATTAATGGTGTGTATCATACTCTTAAGTCTTCAATTAAGGGTGAGTTTACATATAATATGCAAGGGGTGTTTAATAAAATAGACATGACTATGCTTCCATCAAAAATGGAAGTAGAAGTACTTTTAGATATTGGTGAAAATTCCAATGCCACTAAAATTGCTAAGTTATCTAAAATTGGTGCAGAAATATTACCAGCCCTTAATCAACAAGGTGCGGGTATGGTTGTTAGACCAGATGCTCCAGCTATCTTAGCTACTAAATTAATTGAAGCTATGGATTTAGATAGTAATGATTTCCTTGAAGATTATACAACTGAGGAATTTAAACAAAAAGCAATACAAGCAATTCAACAACAATCTGATATGGCACAAGCAATGAAGCAGGCTGAACAACGTAAAGCTGATGCTGATATTGCACTTTCAGAAGCTAATGTTATGTATACTAATGCACAAACAAAGAATACCTTTGATGATAATTCAAAGCAGCTTGCTGTTGCAATTGATAAACATTTTCAGGAATGGGCTGATCTTAATATTAAATCAGTTAAAGAAGGGGCTCCTCTTCCTCCACACCCTGACTATAAAGAAATCTTAATGATGGCACGTGGTCTATTACAACCACAACAACCACCTAGATAAGAGAGGATAAATGGATAAATACCGTAAGACAGCTGAGACGAAGCTGGGTAATAATAAATCATACGGTAATCATAAAATCCATCCTGAAGAATTGGCGCGTCGTGCTCATGTAAAAGGGCACTTCGCCGCCAAAGAACGGGATGAGTTCTTTGATGAAGTATATGGTGAAGTCTTAATTGACTTCTTTATTGAGTGGCTTAAGACGGAGCCACATGAAACTAAATCTCGGGAGTTCCTCTACTCCTCTGCTATGGCGCTTGGTAGCGTCAAGGAGAGAATGATAAACTTCGAGATGTATGGGAAAAATGTCCCGCACCTAATGGAGGATACAGATGAGTCGATTGATTGATATCGAAGCTCTACTTAAAAACTATAAAGAAATGATTAATACGCTCGAATACGATTCTATGCGCAGTGCAGGTAAAGCAAAAATTAATGCACAAACGTTAATGGATATGCATGCACTTGTTGAGCGATATGAACAAAAATTGAATTCACAACGCAGCGCCCCAAAGAAGGAGGCTAGCTAATGAGTATAGATACCAACGCAGAAATAGACTCTACCCCAATGGATGACTCTATTGCAGAGGTTAATAATGGTCAAACTGAAGACGCCTTGCTGGCTGACATTGTACGAAATTCTGATTTCGTAGGATCTCTACCCACTGAGCAGGTACCTGAGTTAGACCCGGAAGAATCAAATGAAGAAGACCCAGAATCATTTGAGGAAGCCGATAGCGAAGAAGTTGAAGAGGATGTCGAAGAAGAAGAAGCCGATACAGAAGAAGAAGATGCCGACGATGAGTCCGCTACCGATGAATCTGATGTGTATGCTACTGAAGACTTAGACTTAGAAGCTAAAGTTGTTGTCAAAGTTGACGGCGAATTTACTGAAGTTTCTTTTGGTGATCTTATTAAAGGTTACTCTACTGAACAACATCTTTCTAAAAAGGGTCGAGAACTTGGTGACGCAAGAAAAGAATTGGAAGAAGAATATCAAACTAAAGTAGAAGAGCTTAGTGTAATGTCTAAAGCATCTGCAGCTGTTTTATATTCTAATGAACAAGCGTTAGCAGCAGAATACCATGAGCTTGAAACAAAAATAGATAAGGCTCGTAAAGATGGTGATACCTATGAGGTAAGTGAACTCAAAGATAAGCGTGAGCAAGTCCAGAAAAATTATTGGGGTGCTCGTAAACAACGCGAAGGACTTGTAGAACAAATCTCTAAACAGGAACAAACAACGAATGAAGGTGAGTGGAAAGAGCAGCTAGAATACTTTAATAAAACTATTCCTACGCTAATCCCTGACTTCAATGAGGAAACTGCTGGAGCAATCCGTGCATTTGCTATTGAAGAAGGAATCTCTCCAGAAGTTTTAGATTCGATTGCTGATCCTATTATTGTTAAGTTTGTAGATGATTATCGCAGACTAAAGCAAGGTGTTACTAAAGGCGCTGTTAAACGTAAGTCAACTCCAGCTAAGAAAGCCCCACTTCGTAAAGCAAAGTCCGTTAATAAACAAAAAGAGGATGCACGTGAAGCTACTCGTAGGCGCACACTAAGTGGCCAAGCTTCACCCGAAGAAGAAAAGGATTTCTTAAGATCTCTTGCCGAACGCTCTTTAAACTTATAATACCTTGGAGGGTATATAAAAATGTCAAGCACACTCGGTGTTCGTGGCACAGGCGGACCACAAGGTCCAGCTCGTGGCACCGGCAAAGATGTTTCCCAGCGGGAAGATCTAGCCAACTTCATCACAATGATTACTCGTGATGAAACTCCTTTCATGTCATCTGTTGGCAAAGCTAAAGCAACTGCAATTTATCACGAATGGCAGACAGACCAGCTCGATACTCCAGGCTCTTCACGCATTGCTGAAGGTACCGATTACATCGAGCCAACTGTATCTGGTGGTACCGGTAGTCCTGCTGTTGGCGATCGCTTTGCACGCACTGGTCCATACCGCACACGTCTGGGTAACTACACTCAGATCAACGGTAAGACTATTGCTGTATCAGGCACACGCCGTGCAGTAGACCANGCNGGNATTGCTGANGAATANGCATACCAGNTNAAGAAGCGNGGNACNGANNTGCGTCGNGACGTTGAGCACGATATGGTTCACTCATTCAACGTATCTGCAGCTGTCGGTGTTCAGGGTAACACTGCACGTTCTGCTGGTGGCTACCAGTCATTCATCAACTCAGCTGATACTGTAGTATACGCTGGTCAGTGGGCAGCTCCTGCTACTACTGGTGATGGTACTCAAGTTGTTCGTTCATCCTTGACAACAACTGCCGCCCCAACAGAAGGCTCATTGTCTCTGTCCGATATTGATGCTGTTATGCAGAAGATTTACGAGCAAGGTGGTAAGGCTACTAAAGTTATGCTTTCACCAAAACTGCGNCGTGACTTCTCTGACCTAGTACAGGCTTCTTCAAATGTTCAGCGTAACATTGATGAGTCAGGAAAGCTGCGTCAGTCTGTTGATGTATACATGTCTGACTTTGGAGATCTCATGGTAGTTCCTAACTACATCATGGGTCTTGCTAATCAAGTCCAGTTCATCAACTCAAACGCTTCTCCTGCAGACCTTGCATCGACTACTAACGTAGCTGACTTCTCTGCATTGATCTATGATCCAATGTGGTTCAATATTGCTACACTTCGTCCTATGCAGGAAGTTGATGTAGGCCAGAAGGGTGACTCAACTGTCGGTATGATGGTTGAAGAAACTACACTGGAAGTACGTAACCCATCAGGTTGCGGTGCTATCTACGGCTTGAACTAAGCTAATTTGAGGGAGGGTCTTTCGGCTCTCCCTCTTTTTACTGTAGGGGAATTCATATGCCAAAAGTTGGAAATAAAGAATTTAAATATAATAAATCTGGTATGGCGGCTGCTAAAAAGTATGCTGACAAAACCAATCAAGAAGTTAAATATAAAGCAATGGGTGGTAATGTTGCCAGCTATTATGCTAAAGGTGGAAAAGTATCAGGCTGTATGTCTGCTCAAAACAAACCATCAAAATACTAAACTAATCATTGGAGGTAGTAATGCTAGTTATTAGAACAGCAAACGGGAACACTTACCCCGCAGAAACATGTGTATGGCGTACAGGTGCAGTTGCATCTGGCGGTTACCAACTAACACACTTAGATATCGGTACACCTACTGTCGCAGTTGGTGCAACTGGAACTGCAGCACCAACAGGTGCAGAGCTAGGCTATATTGGAAAGTCAGGTCGTTTTGTATCTTATACAGAACCCGCCGCTTAATTAAGGAACGAGGACAATGAGTAAAGAAACAGATTTTAAATTCCACAGTGCAACTGTGGGTGCAGAGAAAGGTATTAATGCTGGCTTTGATCTTCAATCAGGAGATTGGCAAGCAACACAAGATATAACCCAATATAAAGATCAGGCTAAACGCGATAGGGATCAGCAAGAGTACTATGGTATTCGTAAAGATGGTTATCGTAAGATGGCAACCATTCCAGATATTGTAGCTATTAAGATTCTTCAGGATCATAACTTAGATTTACATGATCCTGCATTTATGCATGATCCAAATAATATGAAAAAATTAAAGACTATCTTGATGACTGAATACCGTGATTTGCTTATTAATACTTAATTAGGAGGCCCACTATGGCATTGACTTATACCGAACTAGTGGCCCTTGTTCGTTCTTGGTGTAACAGAGATGAAGAAGTAGTAAGCGATGCTATTATTCAAGACGCTCTTAAATACGCTGCTGATAAAGCATATAGAATTTTAAGAGTTCCGCCACTAGAGAATGTTGCTATTTACGAAGCGAGTCTTCTTGTTTCAGCAACTACTGGAACTACAGGGTTTCAACCTAGTAAGACAGAAATTCAATTACCATATGATCTAATTGAATTTATACAAATTAAAGAAGTTGATTCTAATGGATTAACCATTCGGGTTTTTAATGAAAAGTTAGATATTAGATCCTTTAATGATACAACTTCAGAAAAATATATAGGGAATAACTATTGGGCACGCGAAAGAAATGTAGTATATCTTTCCCCAGGCTTTGGATATTCTAATCAAGGAAGCAACGCAAATACTATTGAGTTATATTACTATCGCCGACTTCCCGCATTAAATGCAACTTATGCAGTTACAGTATTAAACTATAATGCAGGATTTCTTACAGTTTCTTCTGAAGGAGTTAGCGGTGCTGCAGCGCTATGGTTTAATAGCGATACTGGAAGTACAGCTTACGCAACTCAAGCTGCTGCCATTGCTGCCTCTGGAACTGGAACGGTTACTTCTACATATTATGTTGGAAACACAACACCGAACTGGTTAAGAGATGAAAATCAAAGAGTACTACTATTTGGTGCCCTTGCAGAAGTTTTTGCATACGTGCAAGAGGATGATCAAGCCGCGAAATACTTAGCAATGTTTCAGCAAGAGATTCTTGAATTAAATGATGAGGATGCTAAACGAAACGCATCAGGTGGAAACCTGCAGGTTAACTTTAATGGAAGAGGGTTAATATAATGACAGCAGCAAGACCAGGACAATTTACTGGCGCGACTGATAATCCCGCTAGCGGTGGACTGTTTACTGATACACTTATTGACGGTATTCCAGATCTAGTTGGCGCAGATGTTTTAGCCGCGCAAACGGCAGCAACTAATGCTGCCACATCAGAAACTAATGCAGCTACTAGCGAAACTAATGCAGCTACTAGCGCAACCTCAGCGGCTACAAGTGCAACTGCGGCATCTACTAGTGCAACAGAAGCTGCAACAAGTGCAACAGAAGCTGCGACAAGTGCAACCAATGCTGCAGCCGACGTTGCAAGTATTGCTGGCGCAGTGGACTCAGCAGCGACTAGCGCAACTAATGCTGCTGCATCAGAGACAGCAGCCGCCGGTAGTGCAACATCAGCAGCTACAAGTGCGACTAGTGCTACAACACAAGCAAACACGGCCGTAACATCTGCGTCTGCGGCAAGTAACTCAGCAACTGCTGCAGCTACTAGTGCAACTAACTCGGCTAACTCTGCTACGGCTTCAGCTTCTTCAGCTACGTCTGCGGCAACCTCTGCTACTAATGCAAGTAATTCAGCAAGTGCTGCGGCCACCTCGGCAACAAGCGCTGCTAATGCACAAACAGCAGCAGAAACTGCAGAGACAAATGCAGAAACTGCAGAAACAAATGCAGCATCTTCAGCAAGCGCAGCAGCAACTAGTGCTACTAATGCAGCCACAAGTGCTACTAATGCAGCCACAAGTGCTACTAGCGCAGGTAATAGTGCTACTGCTGCAGCTACAAGCGCAACAAATGCAAGTACCTCAGCTACTGCAGCTGCTGCTTCGGAAGCTGCTGCTGCAGGTTACGTAGATAACTTTGATGACAAGTACCTTGGTGCTAAGACATCAGATCCAACTGTTGACAATGATGGTGACCCTTTAACTGATGGTGCATTGTATTACAATACAACTGACAACCGCATGAAGGTATACGATCTTGGAACTACTACTTGGTTGTTTCTAGCTCCTACTAATGCAGAGCAAACAAACATCAATACAGTAGCAAATGATATCACTAATGTGAATACTGTTGCTACTAACATTACAGATGTAAATAACTTTGCAGATACATATTTTATTTCAGCAACGGCACCAGGCAGCCCAACTGAAGGTGATTTATGGTTTGATACATCAACAGATACTATGAAAGTTTATAATGGGGGTAGCTGGCAAAATGCAGGCTCCTCGGTAAACGGAACAAGTCAAAGATATAATTATACAGTAGGTACGGCAAGTGGAACCTATACCGGTTCAACTACAGTATTTCCTGCTATATATGATGTAGGATTTGTAGATGTATATCTTAATGGTATTAAACTAGTAGTGTCAGATGATTTTACTGCAACTAATGGATCTTCAATTGTTTTAGCTACGGCTGCAAGTTCTGGAGATTCAGTTAATATTATTGGGTATGGAACATTTAGTTTAGCTAATGTAGATGCTGTAACCCTTGATGGTATAGATAGCACACAGTTCCTTCGTAGCGATGTAGCCACCACAGCCACAGGTATAACAGTCACAGGCACGGTGGCGGCTGAAGTTTTAAGTTTGAATGGCTCTGCTAACACTTTATTACAACTTGAAAGCACTGATTCTTTTGCTGGATTATCAATGGCAGATACAACTGGGTCTGTTGTAATGCAAACTGCCAATGGTTATGTTAGGTTTCTAACAGGTGGTGACGCTAGTACTGCTGGCGTTAATGCCGCAGAAGCAATGCGTATCGACAGCAGCGGCAAAGTAACAATTAATAAAACAGCTGTTGCTGGTTCACAAACTGCTAGTATTACTGGAAGCACAACGCTGGACTTTGGAACATACCAAAACTTTATCTTAACACTAACAGGTAACATTACACTAGATAATCCTACAACAGAACAAGTAGGACAGTCAGGTTTTATTACATTCATTCAAACAGGTGGCTACACGGTATCTCTTGGAACAGACTACGAGACTGCTGGTGGGGCCGGTATTACACTCTCTGCTAGTGGAACGGATGTAGTTCCGTACATCGTAGCAGCTTCAGGACGTATCCTACTAGGCGCACCACAACTTGCATTTGCATAAGGAGATTGAACTATGAGTATTGTTGGTTCAGAACAATGGATGTATAATGCTGGTGGCGATTTCTATCCATACACGATAGACCAATCTCTACGGTTCGATGCTGGGGGAAGCTCTTACCTAGAAAAGACGTTCGGCGCGACAGGCAACGCTAAGACTTTCACCATCAGCTTTTGGTGGAAGCGGAGCCGTACCGACACAGCGGAATACTTATTTGCTGGTGGTAATGACGTAAACGACCGATTTCATATGGACATCAACGCCAGTGGTACGTTTCAGATTGAGGCCAAGAATGGCGGCTCACAAGCTCTCAAGATGGAGGGCGGTCCTGTACTGCGGGATGTCAGTGCGTGGTATCACTTTGTGCTGCGTGTTGACACAACACAAGCTACTGCGTCTGACCGTGTTAGGCTCTACAAGAACGGTGAGTTGCTAACATTTAACAGTAACAGCTACCCATCTCAGAATACAAACTTGAACTGGAACGTCAACGACCAAGTACGAATCGGGCGGTCTGGGTGGGCCACTGATTATTTCTCTGGCTATATGGCTGAGTTTATTAACGTGGACGGTCAGTCACTTGGCCCAGACAGCTTTGGTGAGTTTAAGTCAGGCATATGGATTCCATCCGATTACAGCGGCAGTTACGGCACTAACGGATTCAAACTGGCGTTTCAGGATAGCGCCGCATTGGGTGACGACACAAGCGGTAATGGTCACGATTTCACAAGCAGTGGCTTGGCTGCACACGACCAGATGCCAGACAGCCCAACTAATAACTTCCCGACATTTCCAAAACTAGCACTTAAAGGTGCAGGGCATACACAGCATCTACAAGGTAATCTGCAACTCTACCAGCCATCTTGGGGTGGTTGGGACGTACGCATAGCAAGCAGTAATATGCCAGCATCAGGAAAATACTATTGGGAAGTATATCCAGCGCAAGGAAACTTTCCTTTTGGTCAGGGTGGCTTTACGCTTCAGTTTGCCAACATTCGTGGCAATGAGAATATGTCAGGCTTTCCCCAATTTGGTGCGCCACTGGCGTACTTCTATGGCGGTGGAATGGGTGAGTACCGTGTAAATCCCGGATGGGTAAATTATACTCGTAGCGGTAGTTTTGCTTACACGGTAAATAGCACGGTCTTTCAGGTGGCTGTTGATTGTGATAACAATAAGTTATGGTACGGCATTAATAACTCTTGGATGGGTGTGAGTGGTACAACAGTCACGGCAGGTACAGGCAACCCTGCAACTGGTTCTAATGGTCAGGCAATTGCTGGNGATGTTACTGATTATGTCTTTGCGGCACAGTGTGCTGACCAAACAACATCATGTCGTCTTGGCATTAACTTTGGGCAAGACAGCACATTTGCTGGCTACAAGACTGCTGGCGGCAACGCTGATGAGAACGGCTACGGTGACTTTGCCTATGCACCACCGTCTGGCTTTGTTACCTTGTGTTCACAGAATATGCCGACAGGTGCTATCAACACGCTGGCTGATGAAACGCCAGAGGATTATTTCAATACTGTCCTTTATACTGGCACAGGCTCAACACAAAGTATTACAGGTGTAGGTTTTCAGCCTGATTGGGTGTGGCTAAAGCGTAGAAGTGCTTCAGCAAATCACACTACACTTGATGCTGTTCGTGGTGCTACTAAAACACTTGAAGTGAATGTTGCAAACTTAGAAGAAACTCAAACTCAATCAATAACATCTTTTGATAGTGATGGTTGGACAATTGGCAGTAGGCTACAAGACAACGGAAGCGGATTTACATATGCATCTTGGAACTGGAAAGCTGGCGGCACAGGCGTAAGCAACACCGATGGCAGTGTTACCAGCACAGTGAGCGTGGGTTCTACTAGCCAGCAGAACTGGTTTAGTTTAGTAGGGTTTACCACGCAGGCTGGCGGTTATACAGTAGGCCACGGACTTGGGCAAAAGCCATCTTTAATTATTACTAAAAACAGGAACGCTGGTGGAGCTTGGTACACATTCACCGACATCATTGATGGTTCTGTTGACTACTTAGCACTCAACCAAACAACCGCAAAATTGAATGACCCATTTGGTTTAGCCAACCCAACATCATCAGTCTTTAGCTTAGATGACGATTACATATTTGGCTCTGGCGATTGCATAGCCTACTGTTTCGCAAACGCCGAAGGGCTGTGCAAGGTGGGCAATTACACTGGCAATGGTTCGGCAGATGGTAGCTTTATCTTCACAGGTTTCCGTCCTGCATTTGTTATGTGGAAACGTACTGACACCACAAGCGATTGGTTTATAATGGATGTTAAACGTGACATAGATAATCCTACTGACCATAAGTTAGAGGCTAATACAAGTGGTGCAGAGGTAGTTAATACAGCTTACTATACAGACTACTTGTCTAATGGGTTTAAGCTACGAAATACCAATGGACAACTTAACACATCTGGCGGCAATTACATCTATATAGCCATA